CATTGGATTAAGTTCAGAAACTAACGTAGCTATAGACGCTAAACAAACTGTAGTTATTAACGGTGGCCAAAAAATATTATTGGGTACTAATGCTACTGAGGCATTAGTTTTAGGTACATCATGGCAAACATGGATGAATAATTTAATAAATGCCTTAGGAGTGTCTACAGTTATAACTCCAGTAGGCCCTAGTAGTACAGTTAACGCGTCGCCTACATGGGCAGCCGTTGCAGCGTTGCAAGCACAATTACCTACGCTTATAAGCGATTCAGTATTTACTAAAAAGAAAACTACTCCGTAACCCGTATTTTTCTAAATTGAATATTTATTAAAAAGAAACTATGAATGCGAAAACTTTTATCGAGTCGCTACGTAAAATGATTAAAGAAGAAGTACGTAGTGCAGTAAGAGAAGAATTTTTAAAAATGTCTTTAAACGAGTCTGTTACTAAAAAACCAACTTTTTCAGTGCAAGATAATATTTTACAAGACGAGTATGCTGTGCGTAAAAAGCCAGCAGCAACAAAACAGTTATCAAAAAATTCTATGTTAAATGATTTATTAAATGAAACTGCAGGTTTTGGTAGGTTAGATTACGGAGAGTTTGATGAATGGCCAACTATGCAAGCTTCTATGAATCCTATGATGGGAAGTCCACGACAGGCATCTGTATTACCTATGACTGACACTGAAGGTCGTAGAGTTAGTGCACAAGAATTGCCTGATCATGTAGTTAGTGCATTAACAAAAGATTATTCAGCTTTAATGAAAGCAATTGATAAGAAGAAAGGATTGTAATGGCATATCAAATAAAATATACCGCACCTAAACAAAACACGGCAGTTGGAATAAAATTGCCTTTAGTTACTGCTGGTGGACGTTTATTTGAGTCGTCATATTCTACTAACGAGCAAGTAATGTCAAATTTAAAAAATTTGGTATTAACTAGAAAAGGAGAACGTATAATGGAACCATTTTTTGGTACTGATGTATATAGTTCGCTATTTAATAACATTACAGAAAAACTAATAGGCGATATTAAGTATTCTATTGCATCAGCAATAGAATTTTGGATGCCATACGTTACTATTGAAGAATTGAATGTAGTGGCAGTAGAAGCTGTAGATTCAAAAACACAGTTATCTGAGCATGGAGTTACTGTTACTATAAGTATATCTGTTAATGGACAACGAATTAATCAACCAGTTACATTTTTACTTACTACTTCAGCCCGGCAAACTTTAACATAACAAAATGAAAGAGAAAAAAGAGGTTAGTTATCTAAATAAAGATTTTTCAGAATTTCGAACAAATTTGATCGAATTTGCTAAAACATACTTTCCTAATACATATACAGATTTTAATGAAGCGTCTCCAGGTACAATGATAATTGAAATGGCGGCTTATATAGGCGACGTATTATCATATTATATGGATGATCAAATGAAAGAGTCGATGTTAGCATATGCAACTGACAGAACTAATTTATTAGCATTAGCATCTAACATCGGGTATCGTCCAAAAAATAAAGTAGCTGCGACAGTTAAATTAGATTTATTTCAATTAATACCAGCTAAAACAGACGGGTCAGGAAATAAAGTTCCGGATTGGGATTATGCATTAACTATTCCAGCTGGAATGACTGTGCAAGCAGAAAACACAGATATTGAATTTCGTACTATTGACTCTGTAAATTTTAGAGCGTCTAGTAGTTTTAATACTACCGAATTGTCAATATATGAAGTTGATAATGTTACTAAAAATCCAACATACTATCTTCTTAAAAAATCAGTTAATGCCGTTGCAGGAACAGTTGTTACTACTACATACGACTTTACTACTCCTAGAAGATTTGACAAAGTATTAATAGGTGCAGATAATATTATTGAAGTTGTGTCTATAACAGACTCAGATAACAATACATGGACCGAAGTACCGTATTTAGCACAAGACACAGTTTTTGAAGCTGTACAAAATACAGCAGCGAATGATCCTGAGCTATCAATACACTCATCAGTACCGTATTTATTAAAATTGAAAAAAACTGCTAGAAGATTTATAACTAAATTTAGATCTAATGGAGCGTTAGAAATTCAATTCGGGGCAGGTACTAGTACAGATGCAGATGAAGAAATTATTCCTAATCCTGACAATGTAGGCTCTAGTTTAATTGGGTTACAGATGCAATTTGATCACCCAATTGACCCTTCAAATTTCATGTATACTAAATCATATGGATTGGCTCCGGCTAATACTACATTGACAGTTAAGTATACAACGGGCGGCGGCGTTGAATCAAACGTGCCGGCATTTACATTAAAAAACATTACAGGAGTAACTTACGAAATTAATAATGAAGGATTAGACACTACGTTATTAAATCGAGTAAAAGCTTCTGTTGCATGCACAAACCCAGATCCTGCAACAGGCGGTAAGTCAGAAGAGTCAATTGAAGATATTAGATTAAACGCTATGGCACATTTTGCAGCACAGCAACGATCAGTTACTGCTCAAGACTATGTGATTCGCACGTATTCTATGCCGGCTAGATTTGGCTCAGTGGCAAAAGCGTATGTAATTCAAGATTATCAAATAGCTTCTAATAATCAAGAAGTAGCAAATCCGCTAGCACTAAATCTATATACTTTAGGATATAATGCATCTGGAAACTTTGAGCCATTAAATCGAGCAGTTAAAGAAAATTTGCAAGTATACTTAAATCAATATCGTATGTTAACAGACGCTATTAACATAAAAGACGCGTTTATTGTTAACATAGGAATAATATTTGACGTAATTACATTGCCAAATTATAATTCTAATCAAGTACTAGTAGCATGTATTAATAAGCTAAAAGAATTATTTAATAATAATAAAATGCAAATTAATCAACCGATCATGTTATCTAAACTATATACTGAATTAGATAGAATTGAAGGCGTGCAAACTGTCACTAAAATTCAAATAGTCAATTTGCATGACACTACAAAAGGATACTCTAGTAATGTATATGATATCACTGCTGCTACAAAAGACGGTGTTATATACCCTTCATTAGATCCTTCAATATTTGAAGTTAAATATATGAATCAAGATATCATTGGTAAAGTAGTATCATTATAACACATAAAATATGATTTGGTCAATATTTCCAACACAAGACGCAACAATATACGAAAAAAATCCTGACAGAAATACAGGGTTAGATCCTATATTAGAATTAGGCAAAACTACATCAGGTGCCGATATATATGAAACTAGATTTTTAATTAAATTTGACACTGCGAAAATACAAGAAATGCTAGCTAACGAAAGTTTAAGTATAGGAGGAAATTATACTGCTAGCTTATCTTTTACTACTGCAGAAATTTCTGATTTACCGTTTTCGTATACTATTGAAGCAGTTGCTATTACTGGAAGTTGGCTTAATGGATCTGGATATAAAGACTTTACTAAAATTAATGATGGGGTTACCTGGTATTCTCCAAACGGAGGAGTTGTAGTCGATCAATGGAACTTGACAGGATCTGGTACCCAAAAAGTATTTAATGAAGTATCAGGTGGATGTAATTGGATATCAGGATCTTTATATTACACATCACAGTCGTTTAATTTTAATTCTTCAAATGAAGTAAATTTAAACGTAACTAATATTGTTAATCAATGGTTAGGTGGAGTAGCAAATGAAGGATTTTTGGTTAAGCTCAAAAATAGCGAACTTACTCAATCTACCTATCCTGATGTGCTTTTACAATTCTATGGCGCTAATACACAAACTGTTTATCAGCCAGTATTAACTATATCCTGGCCAGGTACTCAAGTATATGATACGGGCTCTATGACAGTAATTGCTAAGAGCAATAACCCTATTATATACACTAAATACTTAAATGGTCAATTTATTAAAGACACTAAGGCTAGAATTTATTTAGGTTCTAGACCAATGTTTCCTAGACCACATTTTCAGCAAAATTCAGTATTTAGTAACGAATACGCATTACCTTCTGGATCGTATTATCAAATACGTGATGCACATAACAATAACATTATTATTCCTTATAGTAATAATACTAAACTTAATATAGACGTTTCTGGAAGTTATTTTGATTTTTACACTACAATGATGTATCCTGAAAGATATTACAAGTTTGAAATAAAATCAAATCTAAATGGATTTGATGAATATTTTACTTCCAATGAATTTATGTTTAAAATTACAAGATAATGCTAGACCTTAAAAAATTAAGAATACAAGCGATACCTAGAATTCCTGCTGCATTAAAAGCAGGGGCTAATTACAGGGTACCAAACATAAAATCTGATACTAAAAAATCTAGCACTCCAGACGTAGTTAAATATTCTATACAGGAAGTAAGCCCTGATAAACTACAAAAAGGAGAAATTGATTTATTAAAAATAGATCCTAATGTATACGAGACGTTTTCTAGAAATTCTGGAGGTCAATTATTAATTGACTTAAATCAAGACAATCAACGTAAACGTTACACTATTAATTTGCAAGTTTCTAAATTTGAAGACGCAAAATTTAATGAGATTATTGATATTGAGTTTGAAGAATTTTTACCTACTCGTTCAATTAACGATGAAATTGCAGATTTAACTCGTGAAATCGAACGATTAAAAATAGAAAATGCTAGATTAGAAGATAGAATTAAATTGGATAAACGTTTAGAAACAGAACTACGTACTTCGATAAACGAGTCAAATAAACAAATTAAAAAGTTAGAAGGCACTATTTCTACTTTAAATTCTAAAAAGTAATTTTTTGTATATTAATTTGTTAAATGATATTTATTAAAAAAGTATAATGTTAAAAACATATACAAATCAATCTCAGATACTTAAAACATCTAATGCTATACAAGGTAGTAGATTAGAGTCAACAGATTTAAGTTTATTACCAGTAAAAAAGTTTGCCGTTACTCTTAAATCAAATAAAGATTTATCTAAAATTAATATACCTAGTTTAGCAGTTACGCCTCCTAGATTAGAGCTACATGTATACACGTTAGACGGAATTTATTTAACAGGAGATCAATCTATTAATTATACTGTAGGTACTAACAAAGGATACCCTACAATTAGCAATTTAGAAATAAATTTAATTGATGAGTTAGAGTCGTTAGGTATTAATAGAGGTCAGTATAAAATTGTACATAACTTTTTAGACGAGTCATTAGGATTATTTGATAGTCACAAATTATGGATACGTGAAATTTCTCCTTCCAGACGAGAGCTTCGCTTACAATTTTCTGAAACTGAAAGTAAAAAAATACAAGCTCAATACGAAGCGTTTGTATCTAGATTAAATACATTAGATGATAATAAATTATTTGACTCTTTTGTATTAAACTTTGGTAAAAATGAAATTTATCAAATTGTAAATCTTCGTACTCAAGAAGATGCTAATGGATATTTTGAAATAGTTGTAAAGTTATACGCTCCATTACCAGCTAAATATGGAGAAAAGCAACAGTTATGGATATGTGAAGAAATAATTGCTCCATGGGTTGATACCATTGATTTAGTTGCAAAAGTAACTCCTCCTGTATTAAATAAAATAGCTGGTCCGAATTTTGACTTAGAAGAATTAGCTGGTCAAAGTGTTGCAACAAGCTACAAAACGTGGACAGATTTATTATCTACAAATGTACAAACGTCACAGCAGTTAATTGATAGTTATTTTTCTGGAAGTTTATCTGGAGTAGATTTAAATGTAAATTATAATGACTTTGAAAATTTTGTGCATTTTAGTAATGCTACGGAAAGAATTAAAAATTTCTATTATAAACTTCAATTAATAGAGTCGTATACAGATTCCATTCAAACGTTATTAGACACTAGCGGATCTGAGGCAATTGTAAACTTAGAAGATACGTATAGAAAAAGAAATGCAGTTGTAAGTGGGTTTGATGGATTCGAAAAGTATTTGTTTTTTGAGTCTACTGGAAGTAGAATTTACACGCATTTAACTTCTAGCTACGATATACAGCCATGGCCAAAACAAGCCATTACAGGTCAAGGGGATGATGTGTATGATTATTTTTATAAAAACGTAGCTACTGATTCCGCTGCTGGATTAACTTACTACTATGATTTATTAGACGATGCTGAAATATTTGATAAGAATAATTTACATTCGTTGTTAAATACAGTTCCGCAACATATATTAGACGATGAAAATAACGAAGAGTTTTCAACGTTTGTGTATATGTTAGGTCAGCATTTTGACATTTTATGGTCGTATGTTAAACATTTAACCTCAATTAATTCTAGAGAAGAGCATCCTAAAGATGGTATGTCATCTGATTTACTGTATCACGTAGCAAAGTCTCAAGGATTTCAATTACTTAATGGAAGATCAGCCCATGATTTATGGAAGTATTCGTTAGGAACTGACGCGTCCGGAAGCAATGCCGATTTAACTCAATCTTCTGAAACAACGACAAAAGAACTTTGGAGACGTTTAGTTAATAACTTACCGTATATATTAAAATCTAAAGGATCGTCTCGTTCAATTAAAGCACTTTTAGCTTGTTACGGTATACCTTCAAGTATATTAACTATTAAAGAATATGGAGGCCCTTCTACGTTTACCGATGGAAGTCACTATCCACAATATATACACGATAAATTTCACTACGGTTGGTTGTCAACTACCGGTAGTTTACAGCTTCCATTAATTCCATTTACTAATAGTGCAAATGTAACAGCGTCTGCTAATGTATTAGAGTTTCGATTTAAAACTGATAATAACTTTGGCTACGCTCCAAATACATACTATTCAATATGCTCTATATCAAGTGCGTCAGTAGACGATGTGTATCAATTAACGTTAACAAAAGAATCTGCTGATAATAACGACGGAACGTTAACGTTGTTTAATAGCGTTACTGGAGTTGCTATATCAGCGTCAAACTTAAATGTATTTGACAATTCATGGCATCAAGTAGCTATTGAGTATACAAATAACACAGCATCGTTTAATGTTGTTAAATCGTTATACGGTAAAACAATATACAATAAATCTGCTAGTATTAATGGAGATTTAAACGTATTTCCTGACGTAACTGACACGTTTCGCCGTTTTTCCAATTACATTAACTTTGCATCTGCGTCAAAATCAGGACTGTCAGGCCCAGCTGCTTCAGTAAGTAAATTTAATGGACACTTTCACGAAATTCGTTTATGGTCAGGATCGTTAAACGATGCTACAATTGAAGAGCATGCCGCTTCTCCAGAAACGTATACATACAACGTTGATAGAAACGTTCTTACTACGGGAGAAGAGTCAGCAGCGCCTTACGATAGATTATTACAAAGATATCCGTTAGCTAGTAATGTAATAGAGTCTGCAAGCATATTTCGAAATGTATTACCAAATAGCATTTCAAATTTTGCGGGATGGTCTCAAATTAACGCTCGTACATCTTCAGTAGCAATTGCTGCTCCAGATGGATCTAGCAATTCAATATTGTTAGCCGAAGCTTCGGGTACGGTTACGTTTCACTACGTTACTAGAACACAAACTTCATTACCGACAGCTACGTACACTTTTAGTACATTTATTAAAGAAAAAAATTACCAAACTATTCGATTATTTGTAAGTTGTAGTAGT